AGAGAGAGAGAGAAGAAAAGGGAAGAGAACGTTGATCCCTCGACTCTCGAGCGTGGCCAGAATGGCGGGGCCTTTTAATTATGGGGGGAAGAAAGAAGATACCAACAAAGATTAAAGAAGCACAGGGCACCCTGCGCAAACACCGGGAAGTAGAAAATGAGATGTCTGTTGATATTTGTAATTCTTTACCGGAGACACCTGGTTGGTTAAGTGAGTTAGGGAAACAAGAGTGGGGTAAGATAACAAAACAATTATATGAGTTAGAAATGTTACATGTAGTAGATTTAAAATTAATAGAGGCTTATTGTAATGAGATGAGTACTTATTTAGAATGTGAGCAAGAATTAAGGAAAGAGGGGAGGATAGATATATTTAAAAATATAGATGGATCTATTAGAGTTACAAAAATAAAACCATTACAAAAAATAGCAAAGGAATCTTTGAATGCAGCTATTAAATTAGCAACACAATTCGGTATTACCCCTTCAGCGAGATCAAGTATCAATGCTCCAAAGATAACAAACAATACACAAATAAATAATTATTTTGATTAATGTATTATTTTGATAAAAAAGCAGCAGAAAGAGCAATTGGTTTTATTGAGACCTTTATCACTCATACTAAAGGTGAATTATCAAAAGAACCTTTGAAATTAGAAAAATGGCAAAAAAAAATTGTTGGAGATCTTTTTGGATGGAAAAACAAAAAAACATCGTTTAGGAAATTTAGAACTGCTTTTATTATGGTACCAAGGAAAAACGGTAAAAGTACTTTATGTGCAGCGATAGGACTATATATGTTGTTTGCTGATAATGAAAGAGGAAGTGAAATATATTCTGCGGCAGGAGATAGACAACAAGCTGGTATTGTATTTGAGATTGCTAAGGGTATGATAGAAAACAATACAGAATTAACTAAAAGATCAAAAGTATATAGGAATTCTATTATTAATTCTAGTAAGAATAATTTTTACCAAGCAATAAGTTCTGATAGTAAAACTAAACATGGCTTTAACGCTAACTGTATTATCTTTGACGAATTACATACTCAACCTAATAGAGATCTTTGGGACACACTGGTAACATCAACAGGTTCAAGAGCACAACCTTTAGTGATAGCTATTACAACAGCAGGTTATGATAGACAAAGTATTTGTTACGAAGTTTATGATTATGCAAAGAAAGTAGAAAGTAAAAGTGTTAAGGATGAATCTTTTTACACTTATATTAAAGAAGCTCATGAAGACGATGATATATCAAAACCAGAGACATGGAAAAAAGCTAACCCTAATTTTGGTGTTAGTCTTAAAAAGCAATATATGGAAAGAGAAAGTCAAAAGGCTTTAGATATACCATCTTATCAAAATACTTTTAAAAGGTTAATGCTTAATATATGGACAGACTCTGTATCTGTATGGATACCAAACAATGAATGGTTAGATTGTTATAAGAAATTTGATTACTCTACACTAGAAGGGAAAGAATGTTGGGGTGGTTTAGATTTAGCAAGTACCAGAGATATTTCTGCTTTTGTATTAATATTTAAAGAAGAGAATGATTTTATAGTTTTACCCTTCTTGTTTATACCAGGAGAGAACGCTAAAAAAAGAAGTGAGAGAGATGGAGTTGATTATATGACATGGATAAAACAAGGAGATGTGTTTCAAACAGAAGGTAATGTAGCTGATTATAATTTTATTAAGTCAAAAATAAATGAATTATCTAAAAAATATAGAATACAGTCTATTGCTTATGATAGGTGGAATGCTTCACAGTTAGTTATAGACCTTCAAAACGATGGAGCTAACATGAGTCCTTTTGGTCAAGGTTTTGTTAGTATGAGTGCTCCAACAAAAGAATTTGAAAAATTAGTAGTTGGACAACAAATTATACATAATAACAACCCGTGTATTAATTGGATGTTATCTAACGTGGTTATACAAGAAGATCCTGCTGGTAATATTAAATGTGCTAAAAACAAATCAAAAGAAAAAATTGATGGTATTATTGCTATGATAATGAGTCTAGGTGAATATATGACTGAAAGTGATGTTTCATCAATTTATGATGAGAGAGATATATTAGTCTTATGACAATAGATATGAAAATACTTGCTTTGTTATCACCTGAAGGTTTTGATAAAAGGTTTTGGGAAATAGCTTCAAAAGAGAAAACCTATATACAAGCTTATGAAGAGTTAGAAAAAGAATATGAATTACACTTTGGAAGAAGAAGGTATAGTGATTATAACTCCTTTAGAATTTGTAGAAACAAAAGAATAAGAAAAGCAAACAAGTAGCATTAATATAAAAATAATTTTTTTTATTATAGCGTAAAAAATATATTGCTGTGGGTATAATAGAATCATTAACCAATTTCCTTCCATTTTCTAAAACAGTTCAAAAAGAACAAAGACAAATAACTTATACAACACCTTATGGTTCAAGTATTGCTGTAGATTCAAAAACAGCTTTAACTTTTTCTGCTGTATGGAGTGCAATAAGAATATTATCAGAAACAGTCTCTTCTTTACCTGTTTCTATTTATGAAAGAGAATTAAATGGAGATAAAAGAGAAGATTACGGAACTCCTCTTTATAATTTAATAAAATATCAACCAAACACTTATCAAAATAAAATTACCTTCTTTGAAAAGGTAATGATGGATCTTTGTACCAATGGGAATTCATATGTACATATAGAAAGAGCAGGTAATGGTTTACCTTATTCTTTAATATGTATGGATTATAATTATATTAAGATATTAAGTAAAGATCAATACTTGTTTTATCAATATCAAAAAAATGGAGAGACATATGATTCTGAAGATGTTTTACATTTTAAATTAATGACTCAAGATGGAATTGTAGGTTTATCACCAATAGAACAATGTAAAAACGCTATAGGTTGGGGAATGGCTGTAGAAGAGTATGGAAATACATTTTTTAAGAATGGAGCTAAATTAAGTGGTGTACTCCAAACAGATAGAGCTTTAAGTGAACAAGCAATAGATAGACTTAGAAATTCTTTTAACAGTACTTATTCAAAACTAAGTGGTTCAAATCAAACAGCTGTATTAGAGGAAGGGTTACAATTTAAGCCTGTAGCAATATCTGCAGAACAAGCTCAGTTCTTAGCTTCAAGAACATTTAGTGTAGAAGAGGTTGCTAGAATATTTAACCTTCCTCCTCATATGTTAAAAGATCTAAGCAAATCTTCTTTCAACAATATAGAAATGCAATCACAAGAATTTGTTACTTATACTCTTATGCCTTATTTAACAAGGATAGAAGAAGAAATGAATTTAAAATTATTTAGAAAAACAGAAAGAGGTAAAAAATTCATAGAGTTTTCAGCAATGGGTTTACTAAGAGGGAATATAAAAGATAGAACAGATTATTATAGAACAATGCTAAATATTGGTGCAATGTCTATAAATGAAATACGAAGAAAAGAAAACATGAATAGTATAGAAGAAGGTGATAACCATTTTATGCAACTAAACATGACAACTTTAAACAATATAGGAAATGCCAGCGAATAAATGTGAAAACGGTAAATGGAAATGGGGAGAAACCGGTGAATGTATTTATGATACTCAACAAGATGCTATAGATGATAACTCTGAATACAAAGATGAAAATAGAGATATGAACAAATTAAATAGAACAGGATACACTCATGCTGTAGATTTAATAAAAGCTGGTAAAATAGATAAAGATAGTGATTGGAGTTTTAATGCAGATGACGGAAATAAAATTTTAGGGGATGATAATTGGAATGATTATGCTAAATGGTTTTTAGCTATTGATAATAATAACGATGAAGATACAAAAAGTTATTATGGTTATCCTTATGGGAAAAATGATAAAGTTTATAGAAAAGGTCTTATCGCTATTAGACAAAGAGCTGGTCAAATGAAATTTAATGAAATATTTGATGCAGCAGGGAGATTATTAGAAATGATCGACTCAGAAGAAAAGAAAATTAATATATGGAATGAAAAATACGATAATATGGAAAAAAGAGTTTACAGTATAGAAACAAAAACAGAAAACAGAGAAGATGGAACAAATGTTATTGTTGGTCACGCTTCATTCTATGGTAAAAGAAGTGAAAACCTTGGAGGGTTTTATGAGTATATAGAAAGAGGAGCTTTCAATGATGATCTTTTAAATAGATCAGATGTTAGAGCTCTTATCAACCATGATCAAAATTTGATTCTTGGTAGAAATACAAGTGGAACTTTAAGGTTATCAGCTGATGAAAAAGGTTTAAGGTATGAATTTGATGTACCTGATACATCTTATGGTAGAGATTTAATAGTCTCTATGAAAAGAGGTGATATCAATCAATCTTCTTTCGCATTTACCGTGGAAGAGGATGATTGGTCAACTGATGAAAAAGGAAATAATATTAGAACCATCAAAAAAATTAACAGGTTGTATGATGTTTCACCTGTTACTTATCCGGCTTACCCTGATGCTAACGATTTAGTGGTAGCACAAAGAGGTTTATCTTGTTATAAAGAAAAACTTCAAAAAGAGGATGAGGACAAAGATTTAGTGATGAGAAGTTTAGCATCATTAAAAATTGAGTTAGCAAAAAGAAAGTAAATTATAAATTTTAAAAAAGTGGAAATTATGAAATGTTCAAATGAATTGAAACAAGAACGTTCAGATGTTATCGCTCAACTTGAAAACATAAAAGATGTTGCAACAACAGAGGAGAGAGATTTAACAACTGAAGAAAATGATCAGGTTGACGGTTTACTTGAAGAAGCTGATACTTTATCTGCTAAAATAGAAAGAGCAGAAAAAATTGAAGCTAATTTACGTAATGCAGCAAAAGTTAGTGGTCAAGTTGTAGAAAATCCATCGAATGCTAAAGAATCTACTGAAAAATATTCATTCTTCAAACATGTAAGAGGAGTATTAGGAGGTAATCTAGATGGTATTGAAGCAGAAATGCAACAAGAAGCAGTAAACGAAAGTAGATCTTTCGGTAAAAGTATTAATGGTATAGGTATACCTTCTATGATGTTAGAAAAAAGAGCTGATATTACAAGTAATATAGCTGGAACATCAGTTGGAGCTTATGTTGATGCTTTAAGAGAAGAATCAGTTTATGATAGAGTAGGAGCTACAATCTTAACAGGATTAAGTTCTGATGCTAGAATACCAGTTACAGGTAGTCAATCAGTAGCTTGGGCTTCAGCTGAGAACTCACAAGCATCTGATGGAGGAGCAGCATTCTCAAGTGTTACTTTAACACCAAGTAGAATTACATCTAAAGTTAATTTGTCAAGAGAATTACTTGCACAAAACGGAGGAGGAGCTGAATCTGCAGTAATGAGAGATTTAGGTAGAGCAACTGCTCAAACTCTAGATGCAGCAATATTTAGTACAGCAGCTGTTTCTAACGCACCAACATCTGTAGGAGCTACATCAGGAGTAAATACATTCACTGAGGCTACTTTCACAAGTGGTTCAAGTGTTTTATCTGATTTAATAGAAGCAGAACAAACAAATGCTTTAGCTTATGCAATGACAGGTAATTTAGCTTATGTATGTTCACCTGAATTATTAAGCCAGTTAAAAATATCTGCTCAAGTTGCTAGTGTTACTCCAGCAATGACAGGTATGAATTACAATCAACAAATGATAAACGGTTATCCTATCATGTTTACTAATGGTTGTACGAAATCAGCTGGAACTTCAGGAGATGGTTATTTTGGAGATTGGTCAAAATTATACGTAGGATTCTTTGGTGGTATTGATATCACGGTAGATCCTTATACTTTAGCTGATTATAATCAAATCAGACTAGTATTAAATAATTTAGTAGACTTCAAACTTGCTCAAGGAGCAGCAGTAACTAAATTCACAAGTTTAGTAGCTTAGTAATATTAATAATAAAAAGGGGTGGTACTAATACTGCCACCTCTTTTTTTAAAAAAAGAAATTTAAGATGGCAAGAGCTTTAAGTATAGTAACACCTTATACTACTGCTGTTATTTCAACAGCAACAGTTAAAAAGCATTTAAAAGTAGATGTTACTGATGATGATACTTTAATAGCTAACTTAGTTACGGTAGCAACAAAAGCAGTTGAGACATATACTAATACATTTATATTAGATACAACCGTTAAAATGATAGGAGATACTTGGAGTGATATTTCAGAACTTTATAAAAACCCTGTTAAAAGTGTTTCTAATATAAAATATTACGATACAACTGATACATTAGTGACATTAACAGATACTGCATATTTAGTTGATAATATATCAAAACCAACACGTATAAATTTAGGTGTTAATCAAGAATGGCCAAACTTATCTGAAAGAAAAATGGCTGTAGAAGTTAATTATGTTGTAGGGAACGGAGATACACAAGGTGATGCACCTTTATTAATTCAACAAGCAATGTTATTAATGATAGGTAATTGGTATGAAAACCGACAAGCTGTTGTAACAGGTAGTATAGCAACAGAAATACCAATGGCAGCTAAAATGTTACTAGATCAATATAAGGTTCAGGTATGCAGATAGGAAAATTAGATAGAAGAATATCTTTATATAATGCAACCACAGCTGCTAATAATTATGGTGAAAAAACTATTAGTGAGTGGTCTTTATATACTACTAGATGGGCTTCTATTAAATGGAAAGGAGGAAAGGAATCAGAAGAAAATGATAAAATACAAGGTTTATCAAAAGTGCATTTTGTTTTAAGGAATCAAAATTTAACAGATTTGACTTTAGAAACTAAAATAACTTATGATAGCAAAGACTATTATATAATAGTAATAAATGAATTAGGTGGAAGAGAAGATTTAATTGAATTAATAACAGAAAACAAGTACTAATGAGTGTAACAGTTAAATTACAAGGTCAAAAAGAAATAGCTGATTTATTTGCTAAGTTACCAAAACAAATTAGTAGAGATAAACTATGGAGAAACTTTTTTAAAAAGAATTCTCAACCATTAGTAGACGCTGCTCAAGATGCAGCACCTTTATTAGGTGATAGTGGTAATTCGAAATCAAGATCATTATTGTCTATACCTTATCCACCAAATAAAAGTTTAAGAATTAGAAGAGGTACATTAAGAGATAGTATTGGTTTTTTTACAACTAAAGCTTCTAGAAAAATGAATCCTCCAGGTGGTTATGTAGGACCCAGGGTAAAAGGTAAGTTCTCTAAAAATAAAGGAGGTTATTTTGGAGCATGGGTACATTATGGAAACGAAGTTATGTTTTTTGGGAAATATACAGGGCATGCAAAACCTTATATGAAAACAGCATGGGAAAGAACAAAAAGTACAGTAACAAATAACTCTTTAAATGACGCTGAGAAAATAGCAGCACAAGCAATGAAAACTTTTGCAAGAAGAACAAGGAGATATGGAAAATTTGGATACTAATGAAAGTAGGATTAGCAATATATAATATTTTAAGTGGTGATTCTAATATAGAAGAGATAGTAGGAACAAGGATATTTCCTAACGTAGCAAGAGAAAACACTTCTTTCCCTTTTATACTATATACAGTATTAAGTGATTCACCAACAGAAGTAAAAGAAATGACAAGTCCTTTAGATGTAACATCTGTTATGGTCTCTTGTTATAGTGAAACATACACACAAGCATGTGATTTGGCAATGTTTATACGAAATGCATTACAAAGAAAAGCAGAAGGGACATATGGAACAATAAAATTGAGATCAATAACTTATGAAGGTTATAATGATATCTTTGATGATGATGCAGGAACAAATGGAATTTTCACTAAAGCATTAGATTTTAGTGTACAAATAATAAATGAATAATTATGATATATAAATTAGAAAAAGATTGGGTAAGAGATTCAGGTAAAATAAGTCCTAAAGGAAAGGAGTTAGATATCACACCCGAATTAGCTCAATGGTTAGATGATAACGGTTATGGAAAACCAAAAAACAAAAAGAAAATAAAAATAAATAAAGATGGCGGAGATAACAGCACAATCGATTAGTGAATCAGGTTTAGCAGCACCTTCATATTCTGCTTGTAATTCAGGAGGAGATACTGTAGTTAATGGAGGAGTAAACAGAGGACCAGTTTTTCTTCATATTAAAAATGGAAGTGGAGGAGAGTTAACTGTTACTATTACAGCACAAGTTACAAGTATAGATTTAGAAGCTTATGGAACAGTAACAAAAAGTAATGCTTCTGTTGTAGTACCTTCAAGTGGGGCAAGTTTTATAGGACCTTTTCCTTCAGCTATATATAATAATTCAGACGACGCAATAGCGATAACTTATTCAGGTGTAACAAGTTTAACTATTGCAGCTCTCTATTTAGATAATTAATATGGCAGCACCCTACGGAGTATTAAACGGTAATGAAATAAAAGTCTATGTGAATAGTGTTTTGGTAGGTTATTCAACACAGGGTAGTTTAAGTATGAGTATGGGTACAAGATCAACAACACAACAATCTTCACTAGCATGGAAAACTGTTATAGAAGGTGATAGGGAATGGGTAATGGAATGTTCTGGAATGTATGCATGGAGAACACCAGGAGGATCCTCTTTGACTTGGCAAAACGATATCTTTTTTGAGCAGTATTTTAAAAATAGAACACCTGTTACTGTAGTATTCGGAACAACTGATACAGAAACATGGGATAGAAAATATCAAGGGGAAGCTTATATAACTTCCTTATCGATGGAGGGACAGACAGATGGTAGCGCAACGTATTCAGTATCCTTTGAAGGATCTGGACCTTTAACGTTAGTAATATCATAAATATGTAAAAATGAAATTAATAATTAACAATAAAAACAGATAGAAATTATGGCAACACCAGCAGGAATATTAAATGGAAACGAGATAAAAGTTTACGCAGGTTCAGGTGTACTTGTAGCTTATGCAACAAGTGGTACAATCAACATCAATCATAATACTAGGGACATCACTAATAAAGAGTCGTCAGGATGGAAAGAAGTATTAGAAGGATCAAGAGATTGGACAATTGATGTAGAGGGTATGTATGCATGGGTTGATGCTTCAGGTTCAGCAATTACAGATGGGATTGATGATATTATTAACAGTTATATCATTACTCAAGCAGCTGTTACTGTAACATGGGGTTCAACTGATGGAGAGACAGGAGATACAAAGTATTCAGGATCAGCTTATATGACATCCGCTTCTATGACAGGAGCTACTGATGATTCAGCAACGTATTCTGCTTCCTTTCAAGGAACAGCAGCAATTACACAAACTGTATCATAGTAGAAATATTAACTAAATTGGTGGAGCTTTTGGTAGTCTTATGTTATTGAGATTACCATTAGCAAAACCAATTACTAAAAACTCAATAACAATGAAAGATTATAAATTTGTAGATATTAATGGTAAAAAATACCCTTTAAGGTTTGGGTTAAATGCTTTAAGGAAATACGGGCAAAGAACAAATACAACCTTAGCTGATTTAGGTAAAATAGGAGATGATATATCTCTTGAAAATTCTTTACAATTAATATATGCAGGAATTGAAGATGGTTATCGTAAAGCTAAACAAAAATGTGAATTAACAATAGAGTGTTTAGCTGATTTAATTGATGATGATTTTGAAGCAATAACAAGATGTATGGAAGTATTATCTTCACAAATAGGTAAAGAAAACCAACAAAGTGAAGATGAAAAAAAGGAAAAACCCAAGAAGGTAAAAGAGTAATTCTTTCTTGGGTAGATATAGAGGAAATAGGTTTAGGTCAATTCAATTTAAGTTTAAAAGAATTGTATGAGATGTTACCTAAACATTTTTTTAGAAAGTTAAAAGGTTATAATAAAGCTATACAACAAAGACAAAGATCAGAATGGGAAAGAACAAGATGGGCAACATGTGTTATAGTAAACTTAATGACTTCTGGAAACAAAAAAATAAAATTGACAGATCTATTTCAATTTGAAGATGAAAAACAAAGTAAAGAAATTAATTTTGAAAAATTAAAAGCAAGAGCTGAGTTTATCAAACATATGGAGGATTTTAAATTAAAAGAAAAAGGAAAAGATGGCAAGTAAAAGCGTAGGTTTATTAACTATAGCATTTGGAGCTAATATGAAAGGCTTTGATAGGGCTATGAACAAAGCTAGTAGTAAAATATTAGGGTTTGGTAACAAACTTAAAAGTATGGGTTCTAGTTTAACTAGAAATGTTACTTTACCTTTAGTAGGAGTAGGATTAGCTAGTGTAAAAATGGCTTCAGATTTTGAAGAAACAGATTCAAAATTCAAAACAGTATTTAAAAGCTTAGGTTCAGGAGCAGATCAAATAGCAAAGGATTTTGGTCAAAACTTTTTATTGTCAGAAAGAGCTGCAAAACAACTTTTATCAAGTACAGGTGATTTATTAGTTGGTTTTGGTTTAACTGAAAAAGAAGCAATGGATCTATCTTTAGCTACAAACGAATTAGCAGCAGATCTTGCTTCATTTTCAAATTTATCAGGTGGAGCAGAACAAGCTTCTCATGCTTTGACTTCAGCATTATTAGGTGAAAGAGAAGCTATTAAGACTTTAGGAATTAAAATAGGAATTGAAGATTTAAAAGACTATTCAAAAGAATTAGGTCTTACTTGGGATGAATTAAGTAGGGGTGAACAAGCAGCATTAACTCTTCAAATGGCCATGAATCAAAGTGGTAAAGCAATAGGAGATGTAGCTAGAACTTCTGGGGATTTTGCAAATCAAACACGTGCTTTAAGAGCTGAATGGGAAAACGTAGCAGTAACATTTGGTCAAATATTGTTACCTATAGCAAGTAAAATGGTGACAAAATTACAAGATTTAGCTAAATGGTTTAAAGGTTTAAATGATGAACAAAGAGAAACAATAGTAAAAGTAGCCGGTATAGTAGCTATAGTAGGACCTTTATTAGTAATGCTTGGTAGTTTAGCTGTTGTTCTTGTTCAAGGAGTTATACCTGCTTTAATATTGTTTGGAAAAGCAATGAGTTTTGTTGTAGGTAAAATGCAAAAGAATCCTTTAATAGCATTAACCTCAATAGTTGCTACTTTAGGTGTTAAATTAGCAGAGACAGCAGGGTTATGGGAGAAATGGTTTCCTGATGCTAAAGATTGGGAAGGAGCAAAAGATGGTGAAAAAATTGTTGATGATTTAAAGAAATCATTAGAAGATATAGGGAACATTGATCAAGAATTTGATATAAATAAATTTGTACAAGATTTAAAAGGAGCAGGGGATTTAGAAGACGCCTTTACTATTGATAAAGATAAAGTAACATCAGATTGGCAAAAAGTATCTAACTCAATAAAAGAACAATATTTAAAGGTAGGAGGTACATCAAAAGAGTTAGATGATATGTTGTTTAACCAAAGGTTGGGTATGTTAAATGATATGAAAGAGGCTTATATAAAACACGGAGAGGATACAGCTGAAATAGATGAGCAAATATTAGATCATAAAATATCAAGATTAGAAGAAACTAATACCGCTGTTCAAGATTTAACTAACACAATGGGTAAAGTAGGGGAAAGAGTAGGAAATCAATTAGCACAGGGAGCAGAAAGTTTTGCTGAATATGGTGATGTAATGAAACAAGTTATGAAAGATACTATAGGAGGTTTAATTTCTCAAGGAGTAGCAGCAGCAGTAGCTCATGCAATGGCTTCGATAGCACCTTTTCCAGGTTCTACTTTCCTTATACCTGTAATAGCTGGAGTAGCAGCTGGTTTAGCAAGAACAGCATTTAATAGTCTTATTCCATCATTTGCAAAAGGAGGTATTGTTTCCTCACCTATGTTAGCAATGGTAGGGGATGCTCCAAGTGGACCTGAGGTTATAGCTCCTTTATCAGATTTAAAAAGTATGATGGGTCCTATGAATGTAGTAGTTGATGTATCAGGTATAGTTAGAGGGGATGATATATGGTTATCCAATTCATTAGCTACTAGTCAAAGAAGAAGATTCGTGTAATGGCTTATAACAAATCATATTATTTTGATTACAAATCACTTAACGGACATGGTTATAGGTTAGAGATTTATGATAGCGAATACACAGGTTCTCCAAGAGAAGGTAAATTAGGAGGTGTAGGTCCTGAAATAGATTATGAAAGTGATGATGATGCTATATTTTCACCTTTAAAACCTTCTACACTAAACATACCTTTCATGGTAGGTGGTTATGATTTACTTCAAGATGGTTTATATATTAGACAATTAAGAACAAATAGATCAGAAAGAGATGTATATGTGTTTTTGTATAAACAAAATTTATCAGGTAATGTAACACCTACAGCAACACCTCTTTGGGCTGGATATGTACTTTTTGATTTAAGTGATGAAAAAGATGAATTTGGTCCTTATGTAGTTAATATTAAAGCAATTGATGGTATTAGTTCTGGTAAGTTTTATGATATGGTACCTGATACTACAACTCAAAGTACAAGACATGTGTATGAACCTCAATATACTTATTTAGAAGATTATGCTACTACAGCAGCAACTAAAACTTTTGTTGAATGGATCGCTGAATGTTTTAATTGGATGGGACCAGCAGGGACAACACAAGGAAGTACAGCTAACACCACCTTTTCTATTAGTTGTAATTGGTATAATGAATCTCACCCAAACCTCACACAAAACCCTATGGAACTTTCACGTTCTACGGCAAGACCTTTTTATACAGATCAAGAAATAAACGAGGAATTATGGTTTGAATCTTTGAATGTTTATGATGTTTTAAGAGGAATATGTAAAATGTGGGGTTTAAGATTAGTCTTTTGGCAAAACAGATATCATTTTATCCAAGTATCTCAATATGATACAGCTGAAACAGGTACTAACTCAAACCCTGATAACATAAGGACTTATGTTTATAATATGGCAGGTGCTTTACAATCTACAAAAGATCATGTTGGTAATGATTGGCTATCAAGATATTTCCAAGTAATAAAAACAGGAACAGAGATACAAAAATTAGAAGGTGGTTCGTTTAATGTGTTACCACGACTAGGATCAGTAGATTCAGAATTCAATGTAGGAGCTGGAGTTAACCTATTTAGGAAATTTCCTTTATTACCAGATCCTTGGCCAACAACAACATCCGGAACCTGGCAAACATATAGAAGTACCACTGATGGAACAATAGGTGTATTTGAGAATCCTCAAGGTTCTTTTTCTGCTATGTTCCATCAAGAATTATGGTTGAGTTTTTCAAACGCTTTTATAGAGCCTGTTAGAATGCAGATGAATTATACTGTAGTAGCAAGAGCAGCTGGTACTACTACATGGACTAAACAGTTACATATTGATGTATCACTTTCTAATATTTTCACTTATATTACTTATCAAGTAGGAGCATACCAGGGTACAGATGATGTTGCTTGGAGTCGTAATGAAGTTGAAATACCTATAGGTGTTCATTCTATTAATATTACTAATGGTTCTTGGTTATCTCATTATCTATACCTTGGAGGAACAAGTGGTTTTACAGGTGCTTGGGAATTTAGTTATGAAACTAGAATGATATATTATGCAAACACAGTTACAAGTCAACTCTTAGGATGGAACCACGGTTGTTGTGAAAGTGATTCTACAGGTGGTTTTGGAGCAGATGTAAGACCTCAAGATTATAATACAACTTATGCAAACACTGTACCAGGTACAGGTTTAGGTAGTTCTTTAGTAACACCTATTAATGCTAGTAATAATTCACCAGGTAATACTGTAACCACTATAGTTAGTAGTGGAGATGATACAGCTCATCTGGATGTTGAAGATTTATTATGGGGAGATGCTTTTGAACCTTTAGCTACAGGTTATTTTG